AATTGTTGGTGGCAAGATGACTCATCAAGGGTTTTCGAAAGAAGAAGGGGGCTTCTTTTCTGATGAAGATTCTTTGAAGATTTACAAGCAAGCTGCTGATTTTGGAGTGAATAGGTTTGTGCTTCCTCCTAATAAACACGACTTTTATGAAAAAGTTTCAAGTCATATTGGTGGGAGCAAAATTATCTATTCTCCCGGATTCGGAGCGCAAGGTTGCGAGGATAACTCTTACACAGATTATCCTATTATTGGAAGAAGCATTTACAATTCCGAAGAACCAAAAGAAAGTGTTTTGGAATGGTATGAAAAACTTTGCAAGGAAGAGAAACAATGAATGTGATTGGTTTGGGCAACTGTGGTTGTAATATCGCAGAAAAGTTTAAACAATATCCTCAATACAATCTTTATCTTTTCGACACAGAAAGAAGGGAAGGGGGCTTTCTGATCGAAGAAAGAGGATCGCATAAGGAATATGAAGATCATTTCAATATTCAAGTTGTTCCAAGACACTCCGAGACTCTTTTCTTTGTTTCAACTTCCGGAACAATCTCCGGATGTTCCTTGAAGATCTTGGAGCAATTCAAAGAAACAGAGATCAGGATAGTTCTGATCATTCCAGAAGAAGATCAACTTTATGAGAAGTATTCCTTACAGCACAGACTGATCTTCAACGCCTTGCAGGACTATGCAAGGTCTGGTGTGTTCAAGGATATTATCTTGATTTCAAATGAGAAATTAGAAAGTTCAATTTCAGGCTTGACATTCATGAACAAGTTTGATAAGATTAATGACGTAATCAGCTATTCGATCCATATGCTGAATTACTTTGAGAACACAAAGCCGATCACAGCAACAAAGTTCTCTTCAATGGAAAGAAATAGGATCTTGTCAATTGGATCATATGATTTTGAAAATAATTCTGAAAATGATTATTTTTTGCTTGACAATCAAAATGAGTTTTGGTATTATATGTCCATCAACAAAGAAAGGCTTGAAAAAGATGTTGATCTTATTTCCCTGATCAAAGGCAATTTTAAAGAAAAGAAGAATTTTTGTTATAAGATTTATCCGAATGAATCTGGTTATGATTTTGGTTTGATTGTAAAAAAGACACACTTCCATCAAGGAATAAACTTAGGAGAGTAAAATGAAGTTCAATGTTTATCACGGTTCGTTTAAAAAGAAAGATGGCTCTGTTCGAAGTATGAAGTTTGTGAAGCTGGATGAGATTCCAAAAGAAGCTCTTCCCGAAGGGAAAGGTGGAAAGAAAGCAAAACTCCAAGAAGGGATGGAGTTGGTTTGGGATATTGAGAACAATGGTTACAGAGTGATTAATCATAATACTCTATTGGGTGAATTGGTTTCTTATCATATGTCTGGAACTTTGAATTTGAAATAATTTGAAAAAAGTTCTTGACTTTTTGAATTCGTTTTGATATGATATTACACAAGCTCGAAGCTGTTAACAACACAAAGGAGAAAACAATGGCTATTGACATGAAAAAAATGAGAGAAAAGTACAACCGTCTGAAAAACAAAGGAGGCGGTAAAGACAATCTTTTCTGGAAACCGGAAGATGGAGAGCAAACCATTCGTATTCTGCCCACTTCGGATGGCGATCCGTTCAAAGAGTTTTGGTTCTATTACGGACTGGATAAAGCTCCTACTCTTTGCCCGAAGCGTAACTTTGGTGATGAGTCCCCTGTTTTGGACTTTGCATCCGAACTTTATCGCGAAGGCACTCCGGAGTCTATTGAAATGGCTAAAAAGCTGTTTCCAAAGCAAAGGTTCTTCTCGCCTGTCCTCGTTCGAGGAAAAGAAGAAGAAGGTGTGAAGATTTGGGGTTACTCCAAAACTGTTTATGAGCAATTGCTTCAATTGGTTTTGAACCCCGACTACGGTGATATTACCGATACTGACACTGGAACCGATTTGGTTCTTGCTTATGGTAAAGCACCGGGAGCAATGTTCCCCTCTACCACTCTTACTCCGAAGCGTCGAGCTTCGAAAGCATGCGAAGATGGTGACGAGGAATGCGCTCAACTTCTGGAGGCTATTCCGGACTTTGATGGTCTTTTCGAAAGAAAAACCACACAAGATGTTCAAGCACTGCTTGATAGATACCTTGCTGGTGGCGACAAAGACGAAGTTGAGAAATACTCTTCTAATGTCGAAGACAAAGTTGGAAAGGCTTTCAACGAACTTCTTGGGGGTTGATAAATGACCGCTGGTAAAGTAGACATGGATGTGTACCGCAAGCTGCTGAATAAAAAGGTAGGCATGACGGTTGCACACAACCTCAACAAAGAAAATCCAACAGAAGTCAAAGAATGGATTCCCACCGGCTCACGCTGGTTGGACTCTATCATTTGCAGAGGTCAATTGGCTGGCATCCCTGTTGGAAAGATCACGGAGATTGCAGGACTTGAAGCTAGTGGGAAAAGCTTCATGGCTGCACAAATTGCTGGTAACGCACAAAAGATGGGCATTAGAGTTGCTTACTTTGACGCTGAATCGGCAATTGATCCTACTTTCTTGGCAAAAGCTGGTTGCAATGTTGATGACTTGCTTTATGTCCAAGCAGCATCTGTTGAAAAAGTATTCGAAATGATTGAAACTCTTTTGGCAGATGAAGAGAAATGGCTGTTTATTTGGGATTCCCTAGCACACACTCCTGCGGAGAAAGACGTTGAAGGCGACTTCAACCCTCAATCTTCCATGGCAATGAAAGCTAGGATTCTTTCCAAAGCCTTCTCGAAGGTGACGATTCCTTTGGCGAACACACAATCAACTTTCTTGATTGTTAATCAGCTTAAAACGAATATCACCAGTAATATTGCAGAAGCTTTGACTACTCCTTATTTCACACCGGGAGGCAAAGCTGCTCATTATACCTATTCTTTGAGAATCTGGCTCACTGCCAGAAAAGCAAAGGCTGCTTACATTTTGGATTCCAATGGTGTTAGGATTGGTTCTGAAGTGAAAGTTAAACTTGAAAAGTCTCGTTTTGGTTCCGCTGGAAGGACTTGCAACTTTAAGTTGCTTTGGGGTCAGCAAGTTGGAATTCAAGATGAGGAAAGTTGGCTTGATGCCATCAAAGGCTCTGAAAGATTGAAAGCCGGAGGAGCTTGGTACACTCTGACCTCGAAAGAGGGAAGAGAGTTTAAGTTTCAAGCAAAGCAATGGGTCGAGAAACTTCAAGACCCAGAGTTCAGACAAGTTATCTTTGACGTTATGGATGAACATGTTATCTATAAACCAGCCGAAGATAGCGAAGAAGCATTAGAAACACAGGAGGATTAAAATGCGAAGCAAAAACCCTTATGAATTGAGATTTGATATCTTTCATTCTGCTCAACAAAGAAAGATGGATGAATATTACGAAAGTATGACTGACTACCGTCAAGCGTGGAACCTTTCTCAAGAAGGCCGTTCGGTCGATGTTCCAGTCCGTCCAGAATTTCCCACCTTGGACGAAGTCTTCAACGAAGCTTACCGCATCAAAGCTTTCGTAGAAGAGCGCGAAGATAGCTAATATCTTCCAACCCTGAAGCCCGAAAGGGCTTCTTTTCGACTCGTAGCTCAGTAGGTAAGAGCGCACAACTTATAATTGTGAGGGTGAGGGTTCAAATCCCTCCGGGTCAATTTTCCGACATAGCTCAGTTGGTAGAGCAGGTGGCTGTTAACCACCTTGTCGCAGGTTCGAGCCCTGCTGTCGGAGCAAATTTTGGGGGTGTGCCCGAGCGGCCAAAGGGAGCAGACTGTAAATCTGCCGGCGATGCCTTCGGTGGTTCGAATCCACCCGCCCCCACTTTAAAAGCCCGAAAGGGCTTCTTTTGGCTCCTTCGTCTAGTGGTTAGGACGCTGGTCTTTCACATCAGTAACACGGGTTCAAATCCCGTAGGAGTCACAATTAGTTTCCAACAAAGGAGAATAAAATGTCAAAGATTAAAATCACAGAACACCCTGAATTAACCTCACTTTGTAAACAATACATTGATGGAGATAAAGAAGACAAGCAAATTGTTTGGATGGAGATGGCCGATCTTTGTTTGGAAAAAGGTTTGAACAATCATCTTTTCTTTGAAGAGTATTGCAGAGTTCACGGAGTTGGTCTTTTTGAAGGTCAAAAAAAGAAAAAGAAAGCCAGACCATCCAACAAAGAAATGAAAAGAATGAAGAAAAGATGAAGAATATTACTACGGGAACAGAATCAAATGAAAGAGAAAGTGAATCATCCAAAGCATTATAATGTAGGCAAAATTGAAGTTATTGATGCAATTCAAGATTGGGAGCTTGACTTTTGCTTAGGAAATGTTGTAAAATATATAGCAAGACACAACCACAAGAAAGATCCTTTAACAGATCTTAAGAAAGCAAAGTGGTATTTGGATTATGCTATAAAAGAAAAGGAGAGATTAGATGAAGAGGTCGAAAGCAGACGTTAAAAACCTTGTCGAAGCCGCTGTGGTTCCACACCACATCCACTCAACCGATGAAGAAAGGGAAAAGTTCATTAAGTTTCTCAAGAAAGACATCAAAGCTGCAAATCTAAAAGCAAGAGTATACAGACGAAAGGTTTCTTTTGATGGAAACTCAATTGACTTGACAGTTGTTGCAGGTTATGGTATACTAGATGAGTAATTTGATCGTGCTCGTAGCCAAGTCTGGTTAAGGCATTCCGCTCATAACGGAGTTATCGTAGGTTCGAATCCTACCGGGCACATTTCGGGGGCTGTGGTGGAATTGGTAGACACTGGGCACTTAAAATGCCTTGCTCGTAAGAGCGTGAGGGTTCGAGTCCCTCCAGCCCCACTGGTCGCGGAACCGAAAGTGAGGTGATATCATTAATGCGACTGGGGCTTTGCCCCACTTATACCACACAAGGAAAAGACAATGAGAAGAAAACCTTTACATGACCCTGTTCTTATTTCAAACAATGTTTATTTATTTTCTGCTTTCTCGGCATATCTAGATAACTTTCCTTATTTGTCTGTAATGATTTTAATATCTTGGACTTTGTCTTTTCTTTATCATTATTCTAAAGAGCAAGACTTCCACAAGCTAGATGTTAAGATGGCATGCACAACAGTTGGATATGCTCTTTGGTGCTTTATTGTGGTTGATCCTCCTCCTCCAAT